ATAATTTGTGAGTGCTTTTTATTTTGGAGGGATAAACATGAGCCAGCCTAAATTCCCTAAGGTGCGTGAATACGCTGACGGCCTGCTTATTGATGGTAAAGAGGTTCCTTACATTCTGCTTGATAATGAGGGAAACACAACCACTAAGGCGACAAGTGATGGCAACTATGTAACGGTCACGATTACTTTTCTCGCTAAGAGCTACCATCTTGATCCGTACAAGCGAATTCATGATGGCAGTTATCAATTTAAGAAGAAGCCACTGCATAAACGTTTATTTTCTAAATTAAGATATTCACTCAAGAGAATCCAAGCATAGCAAGGGTTCTCTTTTTTCATGATTAAATTATTGGACTTTTTACTTGCTTGCAGTCCCAAAAGAACAACCCGGAAATCACAGTCCACCGAGACTATAAACTGAGGTGTTACATGGAAGATAAGTTTCCAATGAATCTGCAATTCTTTGCTGAAAATCCAGCTGCTGGTGCTGATGACGCTTCTGATACCGGTGCACCTGATGAGGTGGAAAGCAAGCAGGCTGAAGGCGGTTCAGATAATGAACAACCAAAGACTTTCACGCAAGCAGAAGTAGATAAGATGGTCCAAAAGCGGATGGCCCGCTATGACCGTGACCATCAAAAAGAAGTTGAGAGTGCTAAGAGCGAGGCAACTAAACTTGCCAAGATGAATAAAGACCAGAAGAAGGATTACGAACTTCAACAGGCCCAACAGAAGGCGCAGGACGCCGAAGCGCAGTTAGCCCGTTACCAGTTGCGTGATACAGTCCGCAAGCAGTTGGTCGATGGTGGGTTCACTCCGGAAGAATCTGACATCGACCTGGTTGTTACTGCTGACGCTGAAACCACAAAGCAGAACGGTGACGCATTGCTGGCAATGGTGGAACGAATCCGCAACGATGAACGTCAGAAGACATTATCTGGTTCCACGCCAAAGGTTAGCGGTACCCAGGTTAAGGCTCCTAATGCGCAGGAGTTTATGAAGTACAGCTACGACCAGCGGGTTAAATTGAAGCAGGATAATCCAGCGCTTTATTCGCAATTAGTTCAGCAAACATTATAGGAGGTTATAGAATATGGGAAATCAAATTACTACAAGTCCAGAAATGCTCGACCCGGAAGTGCTTGCGGGTATGGTGTCGGCTCAATTGACAGCCGCCCAAAAGTTTACCCCACTGGCGCAGGTAGATAACTCTTTACAGGGTGTTCCGGGTTCGACCATTCAGTTCCCATCATGGAACTACATTGGTGATGCGCAAGACATTGTCGAAGGTGAACCAATTGAAACGTCTAAGCTCACCTACGGACAAAAGGCCGCTACTATCAAGGAAACAGGTAAGGGTGGTGCAATTACCGATACCGCTATTCAAGTTGGCTACGGCGACCCGCAAGGTGAACTGGTTAAGCAGTTGTCAATGTCAATGGGTAACAAGCAGGATAACGACGTCCTTGCTACTTTGAAGGAAGCCACTCAGACAGCTAGTGTTGATCCAACTGTTGATGGCCTGCAAGAAGCATTGGATACCTTTAACTATGAAGACGACAATGCAACGATTGTTCTGGTATGTTCACCAAAGGCAGCCGGTCAACTTCGGTTAAGTGCCGCTAAGGAATTTACTGGAGCTTCTATGCTCCAGAACCCAATTTCTACTGGAGTTTATGGCGAAATCCTGGGCGTTCAGATTATGCGTTCTCGGAAGCTTAATGCTGACGAAGCATATCTTGTGGTAACTAACGCTTCTGATGGCCGTCCAGCTATTAAGTTGTTGACGAAGAAGGGCGTAAACATTGAACCAGAACGTCATGCTTCTGAGCGGTCTACTTACTACTATGCTTCTGCAATGTACGCCGTTTACCTTTACGACCCAACCAAGGTAGTTAAGGTTACGTTCAAGGGTGTCACGGGTCCTGCTGGCACTAATGGTGCACCTGCTGATGTGACTAATGACCCAGAGCCAAAGAATGTGCCAGAAGATAAGCGGGTTGGCCGGCAAAAGAAGTCAACTAAGGCCGCTACGCCAAAGACCACTGATAAGTAGGTGATATAAATGGCGGACCAAGTTAAAAGCGACTTGGATAATCTGAAAGTCATGCTCGGCATGACCGGGAGCGGTGATGATGTGGAAGTCGATGAACTTCTTAACCTCATTCTTGATAATACGGCCATGCAGTTGAAGTTTAAGACCGGGACTAAACTCTCTGAGAACGTTCCAGAGGAACTTAACTACATTCTCATAGAAGTAGCCGTCAAGCGGTACAATCGGCTTAAAAACGAGGGCATGACGTCTTACAGCCAGGAAGGTGAAACCATCTCCTTTGCGGCCAATGATTTTGACGAGTTCAAGGACGACTTGAAACGTTGGAATGAGCAAAACAACGCTGGAGTATTGGAAACGGTAGACCCGTTCCGGAGGTGATGCCATGATTTTTGACCGATACGTCACTTTTCATGATAAGAGCAACCGGAAGTATGACCCCAAACAGCACAAGTATGTTGGTGACGATACCAAAGTGGTTAAGCTGAGGGCCAACGTCACTGATTTAGGCACTGAAAAGAGCGTTCAACTGTTTGGTGATTACAAGCACCGGGCATTAGTCATCAGATTGACCAAGGAACCACCGGAAAAGTGGTCGTATTTGACCCTTGATGGTGATTCTAAGAAGTACGTGCTTAACACGATGAGAACGCCGCTCAAATACTATACGTTGATTGTGGGGGAGTCAGATGGCTAGAAACATTGTCAAACTTGAAGGCATTAGCGAATTGTCCGAGGCCTTGCGTACTAAGGCCCAGCTAACCGCCGCTAAGGAAGTGGTGGCAAAGCATGGGGCTGCTCTCCAAGAGAAGACCAAGGAAAATATGTCAGCGGCCTATAAAGGCCACTATGAGGGGAAAAAGTTCGTTAAGCCGACTGGAGCTACTAGCAGAAGTGTTACAGTTCAGCTTACCGATGATGGTTTAACAGCGGTTGTTGGCCCTCATACTAAGTATTTTCCTTATCTTGAAAAAGGTACTCGCTTCATGGAAGCACGACCTACTTTGGGGCCGGCCTTGCAATACCAGGCATTACGATTCGTGAGTGACTTAAACAAATTAGCACATTAAGGGTGGTGCATATGTACTTACCTGACCAAGAATTGTTCGACTATATTTATAGCGCCAGCCAGGAAATGGGATTCGATACCTACGACCATTTACCTATGCAGTCAGAGAATGCGGAGTACCCATTCGTTAATATTGGTGATGTTCAGCAATTGAATATTGCTAACAAAACGGCAATTGGAGCGGAATTGCATATTACTCTAAATGTTTGGGGCGATTCAGAGAGTCGTTTTACAGTGTCAAAGATGAGCGAGAAGTTAGCAGAATTAGCCAACCGAGTGCTCATTACTGACCATTTTCGTTTTGTTGGCCGACCTAGTCGAACAGATAAACAGATTTTAACTGATACGAGCGTTCCAGATACCGTGTTAAAGCATGGTATAGTGGCGCTCGTTTTTACTTTAGGATAAGGGGGTTATTAATTTGCCTGTAAAGAATACAGAAGTTCAATTTTTGCAAGGGTATGATACCTTGCTTCTTGTCCGGCCACTGTCAATGGCTCACGAGATTTCTGCTGAAGTAATTCCATTTCAAACTTCACTATCGTTTGACCCACAGCGTGATACTGATACCAATCAAACCAAGAGCGGTATTGTACCGACGACTGCCTCACTCGAAACAGACCTTGAAGTTGAGTTTGTTAATAACATCAGTAAGGCCGCTGACTGGTTACTTGATTCTCTTCTGAACGAAGGAGAAATTGAGTGCTGGGTAGTTTACCGTAAGCGGGTTAACGGTGAAGGAAAGGTCTTTGCTATCTATATGCGGGGTAAGGTTACCGAAGATAGCAACGACAACGATCCAGATGACAACTCAACTCGTGATGTAACGTTTACTATCAGTGGTAAGCCACAATTGGGTTGGACTAAGTTGCCAGATGACATTCAAGCCGAATTGGCTTACGTCTTCCGTGGCGTTGGTGTCATCGAAGGTGACGAGAAGAATGACGGTACCGATGGTCAAGGTACTCCTTGGAACAAAGGAACCGATACTGGTGCTGGTACTGACCCAGACGAACTCGTTAAGCAGTCCAAGCGAACAAATCCGTCGGCCTAGTAATCAAATAAGTCGCCTACGAAATAAACAGTACGGGAGGGCGGCAATTTATGGAGGTTTAACTAATGCAAATTAAGATTAAAGACAAAGAATTTGAATTGAACTTTGGTGTTAAGTTTGTCCGCCTGCTAGACGAGCACATGCCAATTAAGGTTAACATCAATGGTATGGGTGAACAGCCACTCTCAATGGCATTGAACCGTGCATTGCCTGCGCTTCAAACATACGATACTGCAATGCTTGCTGACATTATTTATTACGCTCTATGGAAAGCTACGCCACGTCCATCGAAGGAAGACGTCGATGATTTTCTTGATGACCCGAAGACTAACATTGAAAAGTTGTTCAAGGACGTTCAAGCCGAAATGAAGAAAGCTAATGCTATTAAGATGGCATTAAAAAACCTGAAAGCCTAGATGGGCCACAATTGACGAGTTCCCAAGCATATCGGGAAATTTTGTTAATCTCTTTGGCTCATCTGGGCTTTCATGATATTCGGGACGTTGAGTCGATGACCATGCGGGAGTATTACCTGCGGTTAGAGGCTTACCAGTTGCACGAAGTTGGGGTGCGTGAGCACCTAGCCTTGCAGGCGTTCTACAACCAGTCGGTTCAAGAAACGATTGGGAAAAAGAAGCCAAGGCCAAAATATCGTAAATTTAAGCAGTTCTTTGACCGCGAGGAAGAAGAGCTAGCTGTTCGGAATACCTTTGCTGATGACACGATGGGCCTGTCTGAAAAAGCTAAGCACCATACGCAAACTGAAATCTTTATGCGGCGGATTGAGCAGTTCAAGAAGTTAAAGGCAGAGGGCCGAATTGATATGAACGCTTGGAAACACGAAGGAGGTAGGTAATCATGGGCGATTCATATGCCATTAGAGCAATCTTGTCCGCTGTTGATAATCTATCCCCCGTGCTTCAAAAAGTGGAAGGTAGTGTCCAACAGTTCGGCAGTAGAGTTGAAGCAAATTACGGTGCTGTTGGTAAAGCAATGGTTGGTGTTGGTGCCGCAACTACTGCGATGGGAATGACCAGTCTTAAATCTTTTGGTCAATTCCAGCAGTCACTTAACACGGCGGCCGTTGTTGCTGGTGGTACTGCTAAAGATATTGACGGCTTAGCAAATGTTGCTAATAAGATGGGGGCTGATTTGCCAATTAGTGCCCAAGACGCTTCCGACGCTATGGTTGAAATGGCCCGGAACGGTGCTAGTGTTGGTCAGATCAAGGAACAGTTCCCAGCAATTGCGCAGGCTGCTACTGCCGCTGGTTCAAACTTGCAAGCAACGGCTGGAGTGGTTCAGCAAGCAATGAACATCTGGGGTGATTCCTTAAAATCGCCATCACAAGCTGCTGAAATCCTGGTTCAGACGGCTAACATGTCTAACGCTTCAATTGAGGATATGCAACAGGCGCTCGCCACGATTGGTGGTACTGCCAAGTTGGCTTGTATGAGCTTAGCTGATATTTCGGAGGCAATTGGGTTTCTGACCAACAAAGGGTTCAGTGCGGCTCAGGCTTCCGATGACTTGAACCATGCTATCTTGCAAATGATGGCGCCATCTAAGGTTGCCCAAGGGACAATGAATGACCTGGGGCTTTCGTTCGTGGACGCTTCGGGAAAGATGAAGCCATTCCCACAAATTCTGCAAGAAGTAGCTGATTCTATGGATGGCTTGAGTAAGTCCGAGCAAACAGCAGCATTAAAGTCGATGTTCGGTACAGCTGGTATGCAGGCAATTGCTCCATTGCTGGACGCTGTTAAAAATAAGACTAACGATTCAGCAAATAGTTGGGACGCTTGGTCAAACAAGGTTGACAATGCCGCCGGAACATCTAAAAGAGCGGAAAAGAGTTTGAAGGACCAAGCTGCTGAAATGCAAAAGAATGTTGGCTCATCTCTTGAACAGCTTGGCGGAAACTGGGAACAGTTGCGTAATGTTTCTATGAATTCTGCTAAAAAAGTTAATGGCGGAATGATTAAAATAGCTAACGAAGGGCTAGTTTGGGCAGGTACCTCTAAAAACTGGTTTGCTCAGGTAATTCGTGGGTTCATTGGCTTAGCACCTGTAATTGGCCCAGCGACAACCGCCATTGGCGGGTTCTTAACCGGAGCAACTAAGATTTTTACTGTAACTAAGCAAGCTGCACATGGATTATATGCAATGGCTAAAGGAGCAGTTAATCTCGTTGCTAAACTCTTACCAATCGGTGGTCGAGGGAAAACGGCTGGAGCTGGTCTTGAAGAAACAGCAAAAAGCAGTCGAAATGCTGGCAAATCTGCCGGTGAATCTTCTGGAAGTATCATGCAATTAGGCTTAGCAATTCTGGAAATTGGTGCCGGTGTAGGGCTAGCAACTGCTGGTATGGCGGCATTAGTTCTGGCTACTTCTCAGCTGGCAAAGCAAGGCTTAGCAGGTGTTGGAACATTATTAGCTGTAACTGTTGCTCTGTCTGCCTTAATTGGGGTAATGGCTCTTGCTGGCAAGCTAGTAGGTGCAATGGGGCCAAGCGCTCTAATGGCATATGCCGGTATGGCTCTATTGGTTGCTTCGTTTAGTTTATTAGTTGCCGCCGTAACGCAGTTTGCGTCAACTGGGAAAGCTGGAATTGAAGCTCTAGTTGCGATTACTGGTGCTGTTGTTGCAATGGTAGCCGCCTTTGCTCTTGCTGGCCCTGTGTTAACTGCCAGTGCAGTAGGATTGATTGCTTTTGGTGCGGCTATTCTGATGGTCAGTGCTGGGATAGCATTGATTAACGTATCATTAGCTGCATTGATTACGGCGTTTAATCAATTAGGCGGTTCTATTTCGTCAATTGTTCCAACTTTTACCGCATTAGGTAAAGGCATGGCGTCAATGATTACTAGCTTTGTAAAACAAATTATGACGTCAATTCCACTAATTGCTAGTGCAGTTGCTAACCTGTTAACGCAGTTGGTTGTTCAGGTTAGCCAACATATCACTACCATTGCTAATGCGGTCATGCAGATGTTTGTTCAAATTCTGGCAGTGATTGCTCAAAATATGCCAGTGATTATGCAACAAGGAATGCTGATTATTCAGGGATTCCTGCAAGGTATTTTGCAAGGCATTCCAATGATTGTCACATATGTTGGACAGATTATTGTTGCATTCTTGAATGCTTTAACTGCTCAGCTACCATCAATTATTCAAGCTGGAGTTAGCTTGATTGTGGCCTTTATTGAAGGAATTGCACAGGGGCTACCACAGGTTATTTCTGCAGCTCTTGATTTACTCCAGGCATTCGTTGACGGTATCGGTCAGAACATGTCACGAGTTATTGATATTGCCATGGACGCTGTTATGCAGTTTGTTTATGGTGTCGGCTATGCTCTTGGAAGCATTATAGCTTCTGGTGGCAAACTTATTCAGATGTTCATTAAAGGGATTATGAACGGACTATCAGGCTCAAGGAATGCTGGGAAATCTAATGCTGATAGTGCAAAAAACGGTATTAGCTCAGTTAGTTTGATTTCTGCTGGTGCTGACCTCATTAAAGGCTTAATTAATGGTATGGGGCAAATGGCACATGAAGCCTATAACTTTGCCGCAAGCATTGCTAATAATATCAAGAACAAAATTCAATCAGCATTGAAGATTCACTCCCCTTCACGTGTAATGCGTGATGAAGTCGGTGTTTATATTCCTGCTGGTATTGCTGTTGGTATGTTAAGGAATGTTGATGCTGTCACTGCTGCCGCAGAAACCCTTGCAAATGCTGCAGTTGTTTCGGTTCCACCAATTCAAACTGACCAGTTTACCTCATCAGTTAATGCAATCCAAAACCGTATGCAGAATATGTCGTCCAGTGTTGACGGTACTCTCACGGCTGATAATGCTGGCATGACTAATCTGTCGTCACAGTTATGGCGTTCCAGAATGGAGGAACTGGTCGGTGTAGCAGTTGACAAGCTGGACAATGTGGACCAGCACCCAATGATTGGATTAGATACTGCCAACAGGCTTAATGACTATAATAACAAGATTAATGCCCAGAACCTTATTATGTGGAAGGAGTGAGTTTGATTGATTCAAGTATTTTCGACAATGGAAAATAAACCGCACCATTATCGGTTCACTGACTTAACCAAGGGAACTGATGAAAATGGCTACGGCTTTAACCCAATTGAGTTTTCAATTTCCACTAATGGTAAGGAATGGGTTAGCTTGTATGATGTGGAAGACCTAGAACACGTTTTATGTATTGATACGCCTTACGTAGCCGAAACTAAGCAAACTGATACTACTCGCAGACTGGGCTTGAATGATGGTCAGCAGTTGTTGTCTACTAGTTACGAGCAGCGAGAACTTGAAATGCAAATTGTGTTCTATGGTCTGAACCAGCAGGATACTAGCTTAGCCTATGACGCCCTACAACGATTCTTGGTTAGCCGTACACCATATTGGATTTGCTTTGATAAGTGGCCACAACGTATGTACTACGTCAAAGCTACCCAATTGGAGCAAACCCACATGACTGATATGGGGTTCGTTAGCAAGGTGACCTTCCAAGACCAGATTGGACTAAGCCGAAGCATTGGTACTACTGCTGACTGGGTAAATGCTGTTATCGGCTTTGGTAATAACCAGCCAGTCGATACCCCGCAGTATAGCTTTAACACTAATCATTTCACTGTTAAGAATTTATCAGACGTGCGGGTTGACCCGGAACGTCGTGGGCACCAGTTCAAAATGACGTTGAAGGGTAACTCTGGTGGCAAGTTGAAAGTCACAAATAAGACCACCAAGGAGTCTATCAGCCGTGAGAAGGCGTTCAATGGCACCTTTGAACTGAATGGGGTTAATCCGTTGCTTGACGGCAAGGGTGACCTCCTCAACACAGATTATGGTGTGATTACCCTGCAAAAGGGTGACAACGAGTTTGAGGTTGAGAACTTCAATGGCACTATCAGCTTTGACTTTCCGATGTGGTGGTTATCATGAGTTTCGTTGTGATTGTTCAAGCACGGGATTCTGACCGAGGGTACCGGGTCAATTATGCTGACTTAGTAGATTCATTTGACATCAATTTGCAGATTAGTAACAACTACGAGATTAGTTTCACCATGACGTATGTTGAAGAGTATAAAGATGCTTTTAATGCTGCAAAGGCTAAAGGCATAGTATTTTATAACAATTCACGCTTCACTATCCAGCAAGCCGACACTGAGATTAACAGCCAAGGATTACTGACCTTAAAGGTTACTGCTAACAATGAGCTAATTGACAAGATGAAGAACCTGCGGCTGGACAAAAAGGAACCGACTGAGGATAATCCAGAAACCAGTGGCGGTACTGCTGCCGGTGGTCAAGATAATAATCAGGATAAACCCGAAATTACCATCAAAAAGACTGCTGAAAAGAAAACCTATCCGCTCAAAGATAGACTTGACCAGTTCTTCAATAATAACGACCAGGGCATCAAGTATGAACTGCGGGGGAACTTCCCCGAGGTTGCCGTAGACTGTGATGGTTCACTTTATGAGTGGCTGGGTAGTCACTTAAAGGACTTCAGCGCCTATTGGTGGCCGGATGGTGACACTTTAGTTATATCCGACTTGCCAAGTATGCAGAAGAAAACAGGCCAAGCCTTCCGTTACCAGTACAACGTTACTAATGCGCAGGTACAGCTTGATGCTAACAACATTGTTAACGATTGCATGGTCTACGGTGGGAAGATGGAGAAAGACATCACTTCCGGTGGGCCAGGTGGTGGCGGTGACCTTGATTCGGTTGAGGGATTTTGTAAGTCGCCAATTAATGCTGATTTCGGTGTTAACAAGCAGTTGATGTTGCAGAACTTTGCTGCTCGTTCAAGAAGGTTGCGTTACCTTGGCGCTGATGTTAATCGACTTTACGACACCATCAAGGGCCAAGGAATTAGCCCAGAATGGTTCTTTGCTTATGAGCTTCAAGAGGACTTGAATCCGAACTGGGGCTGGTTGAACCATACCGTCCCCCACGGTGATGCTTATCAAGATGCCATTTCAGTATGTAACTGGATTAAGCAGTTTGCTAATAGCGACAGTTTCCATGCCGCTACCGAAGGCGGGTTAGGTAACCAATCAATGGCTGCCAAATGGAACCAAGAATTTCCTAAAGGCACGATTGGTCGTCTGTATCTACAAGGCACTGCGGCCGCCGCAGCCGAGTTGTTAGGCCAAACTGGAGGCTATTATGGAAAGCCACTTGCTGGTTGTGTATCGGTCATCAAGTCCTGGGGCGGTCATACCGTCAAAGGTGGAGATGGTGGCGGTTGGGGCTGGCCGTTCCCATGTGGTGAGGGTCAGTTCGCGCTAGGACAAACTTTTGGTACGCACCCGCAAGACGGTGTTGGTCGTGGAAATGGTTTTCATGATGGCTTAGATTTTGGGGCTTCTGACCACCCAGGGAACGAGGTTCATGCAATTCACGGTGGCAAATGCATTATTAGCAGAGATTATGTTCCAGGAGTTGATTGGTACTGCGTTATTCAAGATAGCTCAGGACTGAATGTGGAGTATCAGGAAGCCTTTGCGTCGCCAAGCAACATCACGGTCAACGTTGGTGATGTTGTCAAAACTGGTGACGTGATTGGCTACCGTAACACCTCACACTTGCATATTGGGATTACTCGTCATAGCTTCAGAGAAGCATTTGCTCATGCGTGGAGTGATGATGGTACGTGGCTAGACCCACGTCAGATGATTAAAACCGGTGGCGGTGCTTCACCAAGCGGTGATAGTGGTAGTGGAAGTTCGTCAACTTCTACTACTAGTCAAACGTACTATGCACTGTCGTATCACTACGAAAATCAGGAAAGTATCAAGAAGTACGGTCGCCATCGGGGCAAGAACCTCGTGATGGATTCCATCTATGATATGGACCAATTGAAGAAGTATGCGGACGCTAACATTCAGCATGACCCACCAACGACCTTAACGTTAAAGGAAATCTACGGTGGTGAAGACGGCTACACTCTAGGCGATACCACGAGGTTAATTGTGCCCGAAATGAACATCAACTATGATGTCACTTTGATGGGGGTTAAAGTTAATCCGTTCAAGCCTGACCAGTCGGATTCAACTACCCTGACATTCAACAATACCGGGCTGACCATGCAGAATGTTATCAACGCCCTATATAACGACATTAAGGGGATTAATCGAAATGTCACCCAGTTTGATACGCTCGGGACAACAGTTGAGCGGAACGAGGACCACTTTGCCAATGAGGTAATCAATCACCAGAACCAGTCAAACGATAGTATTCCGAAGCTGTCTAATACCGAGATGGAGAAACTGAAAGCATATACGAGAGGTGAGACGAATGGCTGATAATCAAGATACGATAAAACCAATTCCGCCAAGCGACGATGGAAAATATTACCAGCAGATTATCCAGTTTCGCACTGACCCGACTACGGGATTCTATGCTTTGTCATGCTCAACCGATAATGGCCTGCACTATGAAGACGTCATTACCTCTGACGGCTTCAAATTCTCTGAAAAAGCCGCTCGGAAGTTCTGGCCGTTCTTGAAGTCGTTTGTTAACGGAATTTCACTAACGCAAGATAATAAAAAGCCGTCTGAATATCCGGACGGCTTTTGTCGTGAAGTGAAGCCTTTGACGGCACTAGGAATTGACCTCAATCTGGCGAATGGCTATGGATTTGTTGACACCAAGACCGTTTCGATTGATGGAACTACTTACGCTCGTCAAACTTGTGAGGTTGTCAACAGTGAAGTGCCGACAACGCTGGTTCGTAATGGTACTGGTGACACCTGGTTCTCATGGCGCACAGTTCAGTTGACAAGTTAAAAGGAGGTCGGCTAATTGATTGATGATTCGTACAAGATTACCTTGCACACCAAAGATTTACCACTAACCTTAAACCGCAAGTTCTACGTTGACATGGTTGAGAATTTCGTCACTATTCAGGATTCCTTAAATGATATTTTTGAGACGGTGGGGAATAAGAAGCAGATGGCTGACTTCAATAAGAAGTTGAATCAGTTAGAAGCACGAATTAATCGAATCTCTCAAAGTGGGATTGACCAAGTGGCACTAGAACAAGCGGTCGAGGCTGTTTTAAAGCGAAAGGGGGTTATTTAACAAATGGAAGTTTTAACATTTCACGTTGATACTGACCGACGGGATTTAGCTGGGGAAATGGACGATGATGTCTTAAATTTGAACTGGCATGACAACAGCAAGTATGACTGGATTCAGGCCCGCCAGTACGAGAAATCAATGCGTCAAGCACTGGTTAAGGTTTACCAAGGTGATAAGGATAACTATGTTCCAATGGATCTGAGTAACACCAACCAGATTCTGGAAGGTGTCATGCCAGATGGAAAGCACCGAATTTATGATACTAAGGATTCAACACTGATTGACCCAACTGGCGGACAGTTCCGGTTTGACTTCCCGGCACAGGCCTTTGCAACAGCCGGTTCATACAAGCAAATCTTTTTCCGGATTGTCCGGGAGGGTACTGGTGAATCGATTGCCACACTTGAGTTCAATATGGACGTCATGGCAGACAAGGTTGTTTCAGGGCTGATTCCTAGCGACTACATCACGCCGTTTGAGGACCTGTATAGCAAGCTGGAAGCAATCCTGACCAAGGGTGACGCTGACGTTAAGAAGGTTATTGCTGAGTTCACCGAGAAGTTCAACACGTTGTTCCATGACTTGAACACGCAGGGCGAACTGACCAAGACCATGATTACTACCTGCCAGAACCGGTTGAAGTCCCTTGAAGAAAAGATTCTTCAAGATGGGCTTTTCACTCAAGCGGAAGCGGACGAGTTCAAGAAGTACATTCTTGGTTCCATTGTCCAGTCTGATATGGTCGACCGGGTCATCAATGAAGTGCAGACCTTGCAGATGACCGACCTAGGGCCAACATCAGAGCCATTCAGCGTGGATCAGGTGGCCCAAGCTACTGACGACGGCTACAATGCCGGCTTAGTAATCGGGCCAACCGGTGACTATTCAATTGAGAAGGTGAAGGACGTATGACAGAAGTTGTAAAAGCGATGAAGAATGAACCGGAAGGCCGGAAACGTCAGATTTACTATGAAACAACGCCCGGCGCCATTACCGGCTTTGAAAAAGCAGTACGTAAAATTGTGATGAAAATGAAAGAGGAGGGAAAGCTGTAATGGCTTATATTGGACAAATCAAAGACCGCAGTGGAAATATGGTGTACCCAAAGACGGTAGTTGCCGCACTGGCTGACTACACGCCGATGAACATTTCACAACCATCGACTTTAGGGATTGCATACCTTAACGGGAGTTACGACCACTGGGCCAATGCTACTCACTATCGGACAATTGAACTACCTGACGCACGAATTGTTGCTTTGTCAGTTCATTTAAAGACTTCCGCTACCATTGATAATAATAACAACCATCGTTTGGCGTTATTATCAATTCCTAGTAACATCCGGCCGATGCACGATCTTGTTAGCATTCAGTCTCCAGCACAAAACGTTGATACTGAAGGTGTGATTGACCTTAGCAAAGATGGTGTTGTTACTTGTCGGATACCGAATACCGCTAGTGCTACACCAAACTCGTTCGGTTTTCATGCCGAGTTCTTGTACTTGTCACTAAAGAACTAAAAAGGAGGGATTATAATGAAAGCAGTATACACATGGGATGGCAACAACCTATATATTCCTACAGCTAATAAGACTGTTCCTGATGACTATCAGTTAGCCGGGAATGAGACTTTCGACGAGCCACCAAAGGATGCCAATGGTTACGGCTTACTGATGCCGATTAAGCGACAGGGCAGTCAGTGGATTGGTGCTACTCAAGAAGAGTATCAAGCAGCTCATCCTGCTGTACCAGTCAAGCCCAGCGAAAGCGTCCAAGCGATGAACTCGTTGGGAATGCAGGTCGCCGAACTAACGAAGGAAAACCAGCAGTTAAAGCAGTCGGTTAATGCGCTAGGTTTGCAGCTGGCACAAGTAACAATGAGCAAGAAAAACGAAAACGGAGGTAACTAACTATGGATTGGGTAGCATTTGTTAAGACTATGTTTAGCTTAGGTAACGAGGTTTCTGGCTACGTCAATGTGGTGATTACACCAGAACAATATAAGGAAATTACCGGTAAGGATTACGTTGCGGCGTAGTCCTTTTTTAGTCGCCTGAGAAATACACAGTACCTGACGGGGCGGCAGTTATGGAGGTGCTTTAATGAAAGATTTACGACTGGAGTGTATCAGTGACCCAGTAACTAAGCTGGGCGATACCAATACCCAGTTCCTCTTTAAGGCCTACACTGACTTAGACCGGGTTCATTTTACCGACAATCAGACGATTGTTTTCCACCTGGATAGCGATGACAAGCGCAGCATTGACGCTACGATTGCTCCCGGTGGGGAATCGGTTGGCTTTTATTCTAGTTCACTCAAGGGACTAAAACCCGGTACATACAAGGTTGAGATGTGGGTCACTGAGGATGAGAAGACTGATATTTTCCCAACAATCGGTTCCCTGGAGCTAACAGTCAACAGTAACCTGGTTGGGGACGACACGGTTTCCGTAGTGTCGGCAATCAAAGTGGAAGATTTTGAGCGGCGGTTTGTCGAATTAAAGCAGGAATTAAAACAAGATGTCGCTAAAATGATTGGCCCCGCTGGTAAATCTGCTTATGAGGTTTGGTTGGCAAACGGAAACACCGGGACTTTCAACGATTTCTTACAGACCCTAAAAGGTGCTAAGGGTGAACCTGGCGATACGCCAGTTATCGGTGAAGATGGCAATTGGCATATTGGTGGTGTCAATACCGGGTTGCAAGCCATTGGTAAAGATGGTGTTGGCACCTGGGACGAGATCCAAAAGTATATCAATGCAAAGACTAGCCAGTTCTTGACTACTGACCGGTATAATTTCGATAATGAGGCCCTGACCAGTAATGTCAACAAGCAGTTACTTGAAACGGAGAACGATGTTAAAGAGCTTGTATCTGCCAAAATGCTTGCATTAGACGGGGCAAAGCAGGAACTTGAAACAGCGATTAATCAAGCCAACAGTGCAAATAGCCAGGCGTCCCAACTGTTAGCTTCCCGACAATTGACCGAGCATAGAGGTAAGAAGCATTTCACTGCGAACTTTGGCGGGACTATTGATGATTTCTACTATTCAATTAAAATCGCCGAAAATGCCACGCTAATTTCATTACATGCTGATATATCCGGTTATTACTATAACAGCGGCAATAAATGGCGGGTTAAAGTTGGAACTTTAGCAGAGTATTTACGCCCTGTGGAAGAGGAGGTCGTTTCCTTTTACACACCGTCTCATGATATAAGCTTTAAATGTGGCTTAGGAAAAGACGGTACATTATCGGTAATCTCAGACGGGGACTTAGGTAGTGAAGCCGGCTGCCATGTAGACTTTCTGTATATTCATAAAGATTCATAGCAAGAAGGTGATATAAATTGCAATTATTACAGGGACCACCCGCACCGCCATTCCACACGATGTATATCTTGCACTTCACCGGAATGGTCGATAACTGGATGATCTGGTTATTAGTGTGGGCGGTAATCGTTGACATTATTACCGGCTTTGCAAAGAGCCTGGTCACTCATAAGACAACATCAACAAAGGGCACCGATGGCTTAATCAAACACGGTGTCCTTTTACTAGTTATTCTGACCCTTTATCCCATTATGGACGTTACCGGCTATCGGAGTGCGGCGAATACTTTTGTTCTGTTCTACATTCTTTTCTACTTGACATCGATTATGGAGAACTGGGGCCAAATGGGGTTGCCACTCCCTGACCAACTAAAAAAGTATATCTACAAGCTGAATGACGATTACCAAAGAAAGGACGATGATAACCATGCCTAACTTAATGGCGGACTTATCCGACTACCAGACATCAACCGAAGCGTTTATGCAAGCCCTAAAAGATCAAGGCGTTAAGGCAGTAGTAATCAAGCTGACTGAGGGTACCGGTTGGGTAAGCTCAACCGCTGCCGAGAAGATTCGCAATGCGGTAAAGGTTGGTCTGATTGTCCACTGTTACCACTATGCTCGCTTCTGGAGCGCAGACCAGGCCATTGCCGAAGCTGACTATTTCTGTTCAGTGGCTAAGCAGTACGGCATTGACGCTAGTTCTGTCATGGCACTTGACCTGGAAGAGGGAAGCAATCCAGCATTCGCTAAGGTCTTCCTGGACCGAGTCATTGCTAATGGCTACCCAAGAATTGACTTGTACACGATGGCTTCTTATATCTGGGCTGGTAAGGTCAGCCTGGGAGCATTCGGCTATAAGATTAACGGCTGGATTGCCGCATACGGTGCTAGTCAGCCTGGTGTGGATAATGTCGGCACTTGGCAGTTCTCAAATAGCTACCCAATCGGTGGTTACCATGTTGATATGTCTTATGACTTTTCCGGTTACTACATGACTGAACAGGGCGCCGCTCAGACGGCTAAGATTACCACGAGCGGATGGCTAGACAGTGTAGCCTTTGATGGTGACCAAGTCGTCGTATCTGGCTGGTTTGGCACTGACCGAGCCAAGGATAAGCCGTATCACTATGTAATTCTGACCGCCGATGGTCATGAGTTGGCCCGGCGGCAGGTGGATCTGACTGACCGTCCAGATGTTCATACGGCTTATCCGGACATTGATGCCAAGTGCGGCTTCTCAGCCAAATTCAACTACACCAAGGATAAGGCTGGTAAGAAGGTCACCATTTACTTCCGCTATACTGATGATCCAGCGGGCAATGGCAATGCGGCAGACTTTACGGCTGACCACGAGTTCACTCAAAACCTGGCTTACTTGGACGGCCGGAAGTCAACCATCTACACCAGCAAGCTCCAGCTGTCAGGCTGGCACGCTACCGACCTGTCGATTGGTTTGAAATACCGGTTCTTGATTTTGCTGGCTGACGGCAAGGAAGTTCAGCGAATCAAAGTAGACTCGGTTAACCGCCCTGATGTAGCCAAGGCATATCCAGGTGTATATGGTTCTGGGCAGGCTGGCTTTAATGGCGAGTTCGACTATCCAGACAACCTAGTCGGCAAGAAGCTCCAGCTGGTTGCTCGCTACTCTGATGATGAGGGTGGCGAAGGTAACCACGTTGACTACTGGTTCCCAGAGTTTGAAGGCCCGGCTAAGCCGGTGTTAGATGGCAAGACAACCAATGAAGTCCTGGCTGACCACGTAACTGTGGAGTCGGTTGGCGGCAAGCAGAAAGTAACTTTTAGCTAATTTAATGAAATAAGAAAGGAAAACCTTTCAAAAGTTAACCGTGACCCGGAGACGTGTGGAAAGCGTCTGCCGGGTCTTTTTTGTGTTTTATGGTACAATAATTAGTTGAGGTAGTGATCTATGAATAGTACAAAACTATATGGATATTTGGTTGTAACGAATGTCTGCCGAAAACAAATTTACGAATATAAGAAAATCTTTGCTAAGTCAATAAATTTGAATCAAGTTGATAAACAAAGATGGAAATTGTCTTTTAGAAAATATAATCAGCAACTATATAAACTTTCGTTTTATTTCGACGGTATTCTTGAAGGATACTGGTATATCCTTCCCGTGAAGCATCCGAAACTAAGTATTGATATGCTTACTAATATAAACGAAGAATCTGAAAAACTATTAAAAGAAGAGTGGTTCTATGGGGTTAAAGACAAGGCGGGATTAGCTTCGCTACTTGGACAGATTGATAATAGTTTTTTTAATATAACACCTTATCCAACTATTTTGTATAAAGCAACATATTTATGGTACACAATATCAACAAAGCAGATGTTTAATAATGGTAATAAAAGAACTGCCCTATTAACAGCGTTATTATACTTGAAGTTGAATGGTTACTTATTTGATATTCTTGATGAAGTAGCACTGTATGATATTTCTATTAAAGTTGCAAACAAAGAAATATCATTCAAACAACTTTACCAGTATATATCCAGACATTCTTATATTGATTTTGAATTTTCAAGAAGGATACTTTTGGGTGAAAATTCTTGATACTTAATAATTCATGTAGTAATATATTTAGTATTAATTTGAAAGGAGCTGATATAATGAATAACAAGCTAAACAAACAGTTTGTTAAAGTTCCAAGTAGAAAATTAAATAAGATTGCAAATAGGACAGTTGATATAGATTCCAGAGTAGCTATGAATGAGTTATTAAAAAATCCTAAATTAATAAAAACGTTACAAAAATTGTCATTGGTTTAATTGCTTGAAAATGTACTAATGATTGAATAATGGACGATATGCTTGATGTGACAGTTTAAGTATGTCGTCTTTTTTTATCCGAGACTTAGCAACCGATGAAAATTTAAGAAAATTGCAAGACATGATTGTTAGAAGGCTAAGTGAATAATTTGTACCCCAAATGTACCCCAACTTTATTATTTTGCATGATTTTCTACGATTTTAAAAAATAAACTAAAAGCCCCAACTCCTTGCTGATAAT